GTCATTTCATTTCACCTATTAACTTTACCGTTACTGTGCTGATACCAGCAATAACGCTGCTGACATTGGGCGGTTCGGCGTATAGCCATTCGATGCCAGAAGGATTACGCACTTTGCCTTGCAGGGTCACGGTGTAACCCGCAAATACAGCAGTGCTAAGTGTAAACCCTAAAGTGCCACCTTGCTGGCCGTTGTAGTGGTCGATGATGGTATTGACAACTTCCTCTGCTACGTTCTCGTATTGCAGATCCAGTGTGTAGCCAAATGCCTTGTTGCCGAAGCTGCGGCGCACCACTGCACCAGACATTGCCCGGTATGTTTTGACTGGGTATTGGCCTAGCTGGAAGCTACGAGCCGATGGTTTTAGCGCAGGGAAGCTAGCCATTAGATGCCCACCTTCCGCCGTGTAGAGCTACTGTTTTGGATGCGATCAAGGGTCATTGTCATCCCGCGTTTAGCGCCATCGCGTGTTGATGCACGACGGGTTTCAGCCATTGCCTGCTCCAACTGCTCGCGGCTGACATACTCTACGCCGTTGATGCTGGTGGACTGGAAGCTCATGTTAAGCACTGGAGCACCGCCACCACTGCTGCCGCCATTCATTGCGTTGCGTAGGTCGCCATTGCTAACTATGCCGCCGCTAGCGCCGGGGACAAACAACTCAGGACCACGTTCGCCCACCATGTACGGTTGCTGGCCGGTTACGGGGCCGCCATTAGCCCTAGGAGTTGGAAATGACCACGGCATACCGCCAGTCATTGCACTTGGGTTAAAACTAAAATCAGTTGCAGCCTCATTGCTAAGTCCACTAAACGCACCGCCACCTAATGCCTTAAGGATCGTCTGCAGGATAATCATGGTGATTTGCTTTGCGATGATCTGCGCAGCCATTTCAAGGAACATATCCGCGACTGACTTGAAGAAGCTGCCCAGTGCTTCTTTAGCGGTCATGGCGCCAGATATTAAACCTTGAAATGATTGCGCAAAGGCATTGCCGATGCCTTCTGCAGATGTAATGGCAATGTTGCTGATGCTGGTGAGATTAGCAATTTCATCTTTAAGAGTGGCGATCTTCTCGGTGATGTTTTGCTGTTCTGTCTTAGGTGCAGCCAGCTCAGTCTTCTTGGCAGTGATAGCGTCAATCTGCTCAGGCGTAAAACCTTGGCCGCGTAATTTAGCAATCTCGGATTCAAGCCGCAATTGCTCACGCGCCTGTTCGGTAGTAGCAGATTTAAGTGCTAGCTCTAGGTCAAGGCCAGCAATGATTTCATCAAATGATTTAGTACGTTCCGCTTCAATGCGTTGCATTTCAAGCGCTGTATCTTGCCTTGCAACTAGAATTTCACTTTCTGCTTTAGCAAGAATCTTTTGTTGCAATCGTTGATCAGTGATGCCATCTAATGATTGCGCAGTAGCTTGCATGATCTGGATGATGCGCTCTTCGCCTTGCAACCTGGCTTGCAACTCTTTATTGCCATCCATCTCCGCTTGGAATTGCAACTCCTTGATTGTTCCAATTTGGCTGGTAAGTTCAATTTCACGCGTCAACCCACGCAGCCGATCTTGGATCTGCTGCTCCGCTTGCGCTGCATCATCAGCAGCCTTGCTAGCGCCACTGCTTGCTGCGCGGCCACCACCGCCGCCGCCGACTGATGGACTTAGCAAAGCCGGTGCGGCCGGTGCGGCACTTGGCGCCCTTGGCGCAACGCCGCGACCTGCGCTTAGTGCAGACTTCAATAAAGATTTGCGTAAATTCTTTTCATAGCGCTGTGCTTCTTGGTCAAATGGATTTATAGCTCGAAATGTTCCGAACTTTTGCCGAGTTTGTATTGCAGCTTGTTCATTTGCTTTTAATTGCGCAGAAACTCTCAGCCCGTTATTGACGCGATCAAGAAAAGCGTTAATACCATCAATTAAAAACTTAAATACTGGCTCAAAAAATTTGCCTATGTTTTGTGCCAACCGCTGAAACGAATCTTGCAGCGTACTGAGTTTGCCATTTAGCGTATCACTTTGCGCAATGGCACCATTAGCATATTTACCACCAACATCAGTAAGGCGTTGTAATGCAACTTCTACGGCTTTGGCGCTGATTTGACCTTTGCTAAGAGCTTTTTGAAACTCTTCGCCAGTCATGCCATACATCTTGCGCAGTTCTTCCTGCAATGCAATGCCACGCTCTTGGAACTGCAGTAGCTCCTCGCCTTGTAGCCGCCCTTTGGCCTGCACTTGACCATAGGCGGTAACGAGACCGCTTAGCTCGGCTCCAGTGGCGCCAGAGGCATCTGCTAGGCGTCGAGTGGTTTCTACTACCTTGTCAGCTTCAACACCAAATGCTTGCAACCGCTTGGCCGCATCAATCAGCTCAGTGCTGGTAAATGGTGTCACGGCACCAAGTTGTTGCAGCTCTTGAATGATTTGGCCGGCTTTTTGTGCGCTGCCAGCCAAGATCGCCAAACTGCGCGTTTGACTTTCTACCTCGGCAGTTTTAACAAATACAAACCGTGCTGCCTGGATAGCGCCAAACGCCGTGGCCAGCTTGCCAACGGCTGCTGCAATGCCGCCAAATGCCTTTTCAGTGGCCTGAGCCTGCGTCTGCACCTGCCGCAGCTTGCCAACAGCACCGCGGCTGTCAACATTGATGGCGACATTAGCGACAACCGACACAGCCGACCTACCGTCTTCGTTTCATTCTACGCTCCTGCTCTTCGTTTTGCAGCTCAAAATATGCTGACCACAAAAGTAATTCTTCCATGGTCACTTCTTGATTGAGCCGAACTAAAGAGTAGCCCAGCTCTTTTGCGATGCTAAGCTGCAACAACAGCAGGTTATCTTTACTTAGCTCCCGCTTTAATGCTTTTCATATCCACCTCTACCTCTTCAGGGTTGGTGATAATCGCAAGCATCAGTTGCTGAAGATCAGCATCAGCTACTTCATTTTTCAATTCAGCCGCATCACCTGCGGCAAATAACCGCTGGCCAGCTTCATCGGCTGCCTTCATGATCAGCAGATTCAATGCAAACCCATTGGCATCATCACCGCCAGGCATCTTCTGCGCACGTTCACGTTCGGCCATAGTGAGCGGTGATGCCCACATCTCAAAGACAGTGCCATCACCCAGGGTAACGGCACGCTTTACAGGTGTGAGGTTAGCTGCTTTCTTGAGCCTAGTTAATGCGGAGCTTGTCATGCGGTCGTACTGAAGTCAAACGTAGGAACGCCAGATGGCCTAAAGGTAATTTCTACCTGCTGGGCATCATCTGGGTTGATGTTAAGACTAGCACTAAGGAGTACCGCATCCATTGCGATGCTGCGGCTAAGTGCTTCAGTGCCTTGCTTGTCGGTGTACAGCTTGAAGCCGCAACCTACTTGCTGGCGCTGGAGCACGTCTTCCACCATCCGGTTGGATAGTGCAGCATCTTCATTGGTGACGTAGACCGTAGCAGTGCCGGTACCATCAGCAAAGCCAGGGATGTAAGCGCGGAATGGCGCATACTGCCCAGCAGTTTGCCCGATGGTGGTTACGTCGATCTCAGCGCGGCTGATTTCAAATGACCATGATTGCACCTGACCAACTGCGGCATAGGCGGCGTATTCAACTTGGAACTCATTAGGAGCTACAGCAGTGCCATCGTCCGTAATAGTCAGGATGCTGCCGCCGAGGGTTGCCGATACAGTCAGCGCACCAGTGGCCGCAGTGTAGGTGAGCACATAGTAGGTGGTAGCAGCAGTGATGCCAGCGGGCAAGGTGCCAGTACCAGCGCCGCCGGTTTGGCTATTAACAACCGAGAACACAACCGGATCACCAACCTTCAAGTTCAGGTATGGCTGAATGGTGATCACATCAGTGGCGACAGTAACACCAGCTTCAGGGAAGGTGCCGGTGGTGCCAGCAGGTTTGTAGTAGAGAGCGCCGGACGTACCGGACAGAACAGTGATGGCCATTGTTGTGAGCGGTAGTGGCTGCGTTCAGTCTACATACGCCTCAAACGTTGCGGTAAGTTGTGTTTGATAGTACGGTTGCGGTGCGGCTGGTGTTACCTGCGCTGGACCAGATGCTGGATCAAAGATGATGCTGGAGAATTTGGCGCGGTCAAATAGATCCTTGACGCGCTCGGCAATCGTAAAGTTGGTAGCCGTGCCAGCCCCAATGGGGGTAAACACATTCACCACCAGTGTGCCATTCTGACGGTTGAAACCAACATTACCAGTTGGCAGCAGCGTAGCATAGGCATTATCGCCAAACCGTATGAACGCTTGCAGCCATGGTGTGTTGTTAGGCGGCGTGAATGGTACGTTCTGATAGCTGACAGGGTATACCGGCGCCTTAGCCAGCTCCGCTGCAATGCGGCCCTCGATGGCAGCGCGGATGTCGTTGTAGGTGCTGCTCATGATTCCCTGCCAATGCGTGCTGCTGCAATTCTGACGCGGCCTTGGACATCTTTAGCAACGCCTTGCACCCAACCGGCTGGTGCTTGCTTGCTGCTGCCATTAGCTAGCGGTTCCGCATATGGCAGGTTGTTATGGACTGAGTAAATGTTGCCTAGCTTCTCTTCGCCATATCCAATACGGTCAATTGGAATAACGCTTTGCACGGTGCGTTCGGTGACTTCGCTTTTGTCATAGTCACCATCTGGCTTACGGCCGCCTGATGCAGAGTTTTCGCCCACCTGCCAACTAACGCGGAATCTGCCGGTATCTACTGGGCTGGCGGCTTTAAGCAATGAGTCGGTATCAAACACCGCTGCACGCAGCAGTTTTTCCATTTGGTCTTCGCAGTACCTACCAATTTCGCCAACGCGGATAGTGCGTGCCATTAGTC